CGCTACGGTATCTGTAATGGCCATAGTAGCAGGAGAGTTAGCGCCTCCGTAAACAACAATGCTATGCTCACCAAAAATAATTAATGAGTTGTTGTGAGCTGCTAATGCTCGTACTTCATCTGCACCGTCAGGCCATGCTTTAGATATGTCGATAGATCCGCTAGAGCCACCAGTCCAGTTATGACCTATGAGTAAGTCAGACCAGTAAATAGTAGTCTTGTTAGCCGCAGTACCTACACACCACAAGCGACCAAATGCTGCCAGTGCTTCGTGGCAATACTGGTTAACACCAACAGAGGCTCCAGATACAGAAGACATCTTGGTAACTGCGCCTAGAGCATTGCTATATACAAGTGGCTCGTAACCACGTTGGAAGAAATAACAGTGGTCATTAAAGTTAACCATCTTCCAGTTGTTAGCCGTGATTGTATAGGAGGCAGGAGTCTCGTCTACAAGAGTAGCTGTACCAGATAGAATCTTGTTGTTTCCTGTACTGAATAACTTTTCGTTACCGTCTTGATCGTAGAAGTAATGGATCTTGTGAATACGATCAGACCCTAGCTCAGTCTTATCTGAGGTGATTAAGTTGATGCCTTGTCGAGCACCAAGACGACCACGCTTGTCAATAATTGCATTGTCTGCAACCTCAGCAAACGAAGGATCCTGCGCTAACGGGGAGTCTTCGTCGTTGATTCCCTTAAACGCTGGAGCTACTAAGTTAATACTCTGTAAAGGCTGGGCCATTGTTGTTCCTTATGGAGTATACCAGACAACTTCGTCTGGATGCTTTTGAGCATCAAGAGCAATAGCGTCAGATAAGTAGTTATCAGCAACAGCAAAGTACTCAGGAGCAGATGTTCCTCCTGTCTCACCACGCTCACGAGCTAGCAATGCAATAGCTAAATGAATAACTGGAGCAGACGGAATAACCAACTCATCTACATCAGCACTTAGCTCAGGGTTTCTAAATACGCAGTTGAAACGAATGGCATAAACACCGTCAGGCTTAGGGTATACATCTATTTGCGTATCTCCGTTGCCGTTAACTCCGTTGTACGTGTAGTACTGAGGCGAGCCGCTAGCGGGGTCTTGGTTGAGGTAGTTGTCATCAAACCATGTAGCTGGACGGTACTCCATAAAAACATTAGAGGTATCGTTAATAACATTGAGCGCCTTGACACGGTTTTGGCTTCCTGTGAGTACGTAGTTAAAGATGTCAGCAGAAGTAGTTACTGTAAGAGTAGTTCTAAGGCCAGACCAGTCCCACGCTGCTTCTACTATGTTTTTAGCGTCGTTAACAAAATCACCCACCATCTTGCTGTAAGTGTTTGCGGTTACAGTAGATACCTCGTCTTCACGCATACGTCTCAAGACGTTGTTCACTAGTTCTAAATATGTCATCCTAAGTACTCCGAAAATAAGGACGCTACAATCGGTGACCCGGATCTTCTAGGGTCGTACCCTTGAAACTGAGCCTTCGGTATTATCTGTGTTTGTTGAGCAAGCTGAGGCGCTCCTAGAGGACTAAATTCCTTTAGGTCTTCACCGAAAGGCTTACTTCCTCTAAACTCTAACTTTGGCAGGTCTATGTCTACGCTAGGAAAGTCTGGAAAATCTATGTCTGGCCCTTCTGGAAGGTCTATGCTTATATCTGGCCCTTCTGGTAAATCTGGCTTTGGTATAGCGTTCCAAAGAGCTTGGGCACCTTCTTTGATAGGCTGCAAGATGTAGTCATCTACAACGTACCCTGCTTCCTGTATTACGTCTACAATAGGCTTAATTACAGCCTCGTTAAACTCACTACCTGCTTCTTTTGCGTCTTTGAGTACCTGCTCTATTGCATCAACAGTTTCTTGATCGTACTGGAGTATTACGTTTGCACTAGGCTCTAGTTCTACCCCCTGCTCTATGTCTTCGCTGGTTAGCTGGTTAAGCGCTTGCTCCGCTCTTTCTTCGTCAGTGGCTATATCTATATCGAAACCTTCTCCACCCATTAGCTCAAAGTCAGGCAAAAAGTCAAAGAAATCTCCAGTCTCAAGCTCAGGAAACAGGGGAGAAGGATCTATGAATGCGAAGGTTCCGTCTTCCCTTACGTATCCCAAGCCAGCACTAATAAGCGTTCCTTGGTCTAGTTCTCCGTTTAAACCGTCACGAATAACAATGCGAGCTACTTCTTCAATAGCGTTAGGGTTGATTGTTGTTGTACCTTCTTCAAACAAATTAGGGACGGTTGTTCCTATTGTTTGTTGAACGGTGTCCGCTACGTAATCAGCCCCTAAGACAGATACAGCACTCTTTACTATGCCTTCTACGTCACCGCCTTCTAGAGCACCTACAGAAACAGCTTTTGCTATGTTTAGAGCAGTATCGTAATCAGTTCTGAGCAAGTCTGCTAGCTGATTTACTTTGTCGTCTAAAAACCCTAAAGTGGCTGAGTCTGCCAACGCAGGATCCATGTTTGATAAAATATCAGCAGTCTCTAGTATTCCTGCTGTGGCTCCACTAATCAGTAGTTTTGTGGGGTCTATTTCCCCAGTCAGCAACAGCTGTCCTGTTGCGTTTCCTACCATAGCCCCTGCTATAGAAGAGACAGTTCCCGGAGTTAATCCTGTGGCGGCTGCAATAGAGTTTGCTATAGCGCCACCTGATGTAGCTGTAGGCGCTGCAACAGCACCAGCAGTGGTTGCTCCTCCTGCTGATGCTCCTCCTGCACCACCAGCCATAAGACCACCTGCGACAGCCTGACCAACACCGTAAGACGCCATGCCTATCAAGATAGCTTTGGCTATATCAGCACCTTGAGACCTGTTTGCCTTGTACGTTCTAACGTATCCTGATCCAGTCCAGTGAAACTTATCTCCCTTCTCGTTAGTAATCGTGGGAGCAATACCGTACTTCTGCATCAACGCTTGGTTTTGTTCAGACATTAACCACTGTTGGTACTGGCTCTGCCTAGCGTTATAGTTAGACTGTCTTAGGTCATCTATTTCTGTGTCTTGAGCAGCGCCTTTAGAAAGGTCTTCTCCTTCTCTGAGTATGTCAGACCTAGACCTTTTGTCTATACCTTCTGCGTTCCACCAGTTCTGCTGCCCTAGCATTTCACTGGCTTCAGTCATGTACCCTAAATAGTTCTCAAAAGAACCAAAAGTCTGCTGAAGAGTCGTACTTCCATTAAAGGTACTACGAAGCTCTGCTTCAGTAGCAGTTCCTCCGTAGTTAGGAGCTACACTTTCGTCGATCTGAGAAGCACCCCAGATAGACTCAGCTTCTTGAGTATCGCTCTCGTTGTGCCTGATTACGTTATAAGTATCAGCCATCTACATTACATCCCTTGTATTGCAGTAGTAATAACGGGTACAGTAATTCCTTCCATTGGGTTAGTAGGAGCCATTGGTTGAGTGTAAGGCCCATAAATGTAGTTAAACAGTCCAGCTTTGTACGCTGCTGATCCCGGCTGCATAACAGCAGGTACGTTGTAAGCTCCTCTAGTCGGGTCGTATCCCACCTTTGTTCTGTCCTGAGCAACCGCAGAAGGATCATAAGTAGGCAGTGGACTAGTATACTGTCCTCCTCCTGAAATTCCTGTTCCTCCTGTAAACAGATCAACCAACCCGCCTAAACCTAGAGCCTCAAGAAAAGCAATAAAGTTTTCGTTTAGAGTGTTCTCTATAGGGTCTGTAACGACTGGGTTTCCTGCTCCGCCGCCTACGCCCATCTGTGGTGCACCGCCGCCACCACCGCCGTCTACCGGCCTAGAGCCTCCTACAGGTTGAGTAGAGACCATTCCCTGCTGTTGTCTCCAAGCGTTCATTTCGGCTTGGCTAGAAGGCATACCAGCAGATACCCAGTCGTTGTACCACTGTTGCTGCTCAGGTGTAGCAGTACCTGCGTTTACTTGGTCTATTATGTAGTTTTTGTTCTGGTTCCACTCTCTTTCTGTGTTTCCGCCAATTCCTACCAAACCTCTCTGGGTTTGTGAAGCGTCCATCAGACCGCCAAAACGCCCTGAAACTCCAGTAGGAAGGCTGGAAGAGCCTCCGGCTGATCTCACTGAAACAGGCGCTCCTACAGGTTGCGTAGACGCACCGCCACCACTCCTTTGAAACTCTTTTCTTCCTCCGCCTTGCGTAGATACCTCTTGAGATGTAAGCATCCCTGAGCCGCCAAAGCCTAGCTGATCTCCTTCTTCTGGATAAGCATTTGGGTTATATCCGGGCAAAAACTGAAAGTCATAACCACCCTCAAACCCAGAAGACCAACGAACATCTGTAGCAGCATAGGGGTTTGCTTTACCAGAACCGCGATTTCTCTGTTCCCAATTATAATAATTGGTACGCCGTGTTCTCTCTGCCTCTACCGCAGCCTTTTGCTCGTCTGACATTTTGCCATAAGCGTTAGAACCCTCAGAAGGAAGGGTTCTCAGGTGGTCTGGCTTTTGTGCCTCTAAAGTGCCTCTTCGGGCAGCCAACTG